CAACGCCTGCATTAACGGCACAATCAAAAACGCAAAGATCAACACCAGAGGGAAGATCATCACCATGTATAGCGTCCCAATAACGCTTCTGATATAGCGGAGCAACGTCATCATGGGTCAGATTCCTCATATCCTGTTCAGTTGCAGGTTTGCCCGTCCATTCTTCCCAGACCTTCTTGGTGACCCCAAGGTTGGTCATGCCACCAGGATCGGACGGATGATTGACAAACCCGCCCTCAGACTTGAGGACATGGGCTAGGCAAACATCCCAATTCTGTTTCATTTGTCAGGCATTGCAACGCCAACAGCGCCAGCTAGAGCCATCCCAACAGAGATGACCAGATGTTGCATTTCAGGAGCCAGCGGGATACCGGCAGCGGTCAACAGCATGATGATGCCGCGCCAGGTAGATGCTTCTTTGAGTCGCTCAATAACGTATGCTTTCATGGTTACTCCTAATGTTTACCAAAAAAAAAGCCAACAATCCCGGTTAGGAATGACCAAAGGCCAAGCCCCAACCAGATAGCGCCCTTGGAACGGCTTGCCATGTCCAGCAACTGTTCCATTTGCTTTTCCATCTTGTCCATCTTTTTGTCCATGTCCTGTACTTTTTGCCACAGAACACCATACTTAACGGGGTCGATTTCGGGGGTCATATCATTTTCCAAGATCACGGACTTTGTTCTCGCCAGTTTGCTTGCCCAACTTGGCGGCTTTTTCCATCTCTTTTTCCATCTTTTTCACCGCTTTTTGTTCTGCTCTAGCGGCTCCTCTTTTTTGCAGGAATTCACCGGCCTCTTTGCCGATGTATGCGCCACCAGCCATTCCAACAGGTCCACCTTCAACAAAACCACCAACTGCGGCTCCAGTAGAAGCACCGAGGCCTGGAAGATTTTTCTCCAGCAAACCAATCCTGCGCTGTTGCAATGCCGCGCCTTCATAACTTAGCGGAGGCGTGTAATGCCCAACATAGTTCAAGGCATGAAACTTTTGAACTTCGCTTGGTGGGAATGTTTCAACAATCTTTTGACCAACAACGGAATTCAAAACATCGTTAGCCTTTTTGGAACTCCATTCGCCAACATTTTTAGCGCCAGCTTTATAGACTTCCCGAGCCAAAGCACCGTCAATCTCAGCAACAGCCGCCCTAGCAGACTGACGCAATTCATCCGGTACAGCAGGCATTCCTTCTGGGGCATTACGAATGCGTCCTTCAGCCAATTCATTCAAAGTATCACGAATGTGCCGCCATTGATCTTTGGGCAAGTTGTTGAGTTTTGATGTGATCTTCTCAAGCGGGGTTGCCGATGTAATAACGCCGTTTTGATCCATTTCACCAAACAATTTATTGATGCCCTTAGACCCCAACAAATCTTTTTCAGCCTTGTGAATCTTGTCACCAAGTTTGTACAAAGCAGGATCGGCAACAGCGGCAATGTCTCTGTCGATTGCTTGGTTGATTTCTCGGATAGAACTAGCTTTTTCTTTAGACCAAAGACCGTTCATGGTTTTACGAACGTGGTCAAAAGCAGCCACAGAGCCGGGAGGAGCAATCGTTCCATCTGGCAACTTAAAGCCGGTGGTCTTTGCTAAGTCAATTAGTTCCTTTGCGCCTTCAAGAACATTAAGAGTTCCTGCTGCCTTAAAGGTTGCTTTTGTCTGCGGATCAACAAATAGCGCATCAGCATGGGAAGTGTTGATTTTGTTGTTTCCAACCTTGGCAAAAGCATCATCGTAAATGGCTTTTTTGGCCTGGTTGAAATAACCCGTAATGCTTGCGCTTGAAGCATCATTGGGATCAACACCATAAAACACATCATTGATGCGTCCACCACGTTGTTCGTCATTGATCAGACTACGCGACGCACCAGTTGCATCCACCCGTTCTTCAGCAAACTTAGACAAGCCGATCTGCTCATTGGCAATCTGCTCTTTCATCTTCATGCCAAGGGCTGATTCTTCAGGATGCTTTGCCAAACCGTGTTCGTTACGCAAGAGATTCTCATTGCCAGTAACAACGCCAGGTCTTGGCTTGAGTCCAGGCAAAACCTCTTGGAACAACTGTGAGCGCAAAGCCTGCTCATTCATCGGAACATTTGTCGGTGTTTTGGTCAGCTTAATCCGGGGGAATGTTTCGCTACCGCCAACTTCCTCGCCCGTAAACTTGCCAAAATACGGATTGTTTTGTGCAGCCGCCGCCCCTGCGCTTCCAGGCGCTGGTTTACCTTGCATTTCAGCAAATTTGGCTTCTGCTTGTGCCGCAGTAGCACCGGGTCGTTGAATTTCCAATTCCGAAACGGCTTCACGGATTGGCTTGGTAACAGCGGCTCCAGCTTGTTTGGCAACTGGCGCAATTTCTTTTACGGCTTGCGGCACAGCAAAACCAGCAGTCACCAGCATATTGCTAACGTCTTGCTCTGGAATTCCGGTCTTTTCGGAAATCTGCTTGGGAGTCAATCCTAATTTTTCAGCCAACTGTTTTACCTGCTCAACAACAGGCTCAGTAACGCCGCCTAATGGCTTCTGATACGTTTCTTTACCAGTAAGTCCAAATGCTTTGCCAACTGGTTGTGCAATGGATTGCTCTGCTGCTTTACCGATTTCAGCGGCTCTTTCTGGAGATACAGCGGTTCTTGACAATGCTTGCATGGCTGCGCCATAGGCAGCGGGAACAGCCCCATAAAGAACATCTACCGCGCCAGCAACACGCTCTGGGAGTTGTTGTTTTGCTTCAAAACCTTTCATCAGCACATCGCCAACCAATTGCTGGATTTTCCCAGGAGGTTTTTTCTGCGCCATGCTTGCTTGGGCTTCTGCCGGGTTGTAGCCTTCATAAGAACCACGACCAGCACCAGCGCCAGTAGGTGGCAAAGCCTGTTGTTCAGTGGGTTTGGCAGTGCCAAGAATCAATGCACCCAACTCATCTGCTGGCGCTTGTTGAACTTTTTGCGCTTGTTGAGGCTGTGTCTTAGTGCCCTGAATGACTTTTTGAACGTAATCAGTCGGGTCTTTGGTGACAAATCCACCATAAGCAGCCAGTGCTTTTTCTAGGCTTCCTTTTTCTTGAACTAACTTTTCAAGATAGGTTTTGGCAGCATTTCTAGATTCTTTTTCATTGAACGGATTAAATTCGATGCCTTGCTTGTGCATGGTTTGCACTTGTTCAGGCATGAATTGATATGCGCCCATTGCCTTGCTTTGCTTGTTCAAAGCAAAACGATCACCGCCGCTTTCAACCTTTTTCAGGTTATCTAAGATTTGATCGGTGACTACACTTGTTTGGGATGCTTTGGGTTTTTCTCCCAAAATGAGAGCGCCAAGTTCATCCATCACAACCCTCCAGTTTCAGACAATTTCTTGAGATTCTGATACTTCTCAAAAAACTCTTTGCGTTTCTTAGGATCGCTACCAAGCAACTTGTCGATTTCAAACTTACGTTTGTTCGGATCAGACACATCACGATAGATGTTCATCACCTCAAAAATCTTGGTGTCAGCGTTGTTGTTCCAATCCTGCTGAAAACGCTTCATGTTGTTGTCGCCAAATTTCTCGGCAAACTTCTGAGCGCCATTGGCTTGCATATCCAAATTTGTTTGGTCGGCTTGCACTCGACGCGCAATATTGACAAGCACATCTGGAGGCACTTTGACTGTGCCATTTGCAACCTGTTGCATATCAAGTCCAGCAACCGTATTGCTCACACCGCCCATAGCTTGAACGTTTGACAATGCCAAGTTTGCCAAGTCTTTGGCAAGCATATCGTATTCAGCACTTCCAATTGCAGTGCGAATCTTTTGTTCAATCTGACCAGGTTTGCCGCCTTTTTCAAAGATCAATTGATCGCCAATTTTGTTGGCCTGTTTAATGACCTCCTCAGTATTGCGACGATTTGTCGCCATAGACTGTTGAGCACCAACCAATCTGTTTCTGTACGTCAAACCAGCTTGAAGATCAGCAGGTTCGCTAGGTTCTGGAATGTATGGTTGAGTTGCGCTACGAACCGGATAAGGCAGATTCTTTGGCTCGGCAGCAGGTTGAGGCGCTTGCAAACCACCGGCAACACTAATGTTTGTGACAGGTTGAGCCGTACCAGGCATTTGTTGAGTTGTAACAACTTTGCCTTCTGGCGTAACGCTTGTGGATGGTTGGAATGTAGTCTGTAACTGACTCGGAGTCAGCATCTGCTGAGATGCTTTGATCAATGAATCAGGAACATTAGGACCAGCCTGCATTTTGCCAAACACAGGTTTGTATCCTTTTTCAACCAAATCTTTAAGGTCTTGATCGTTAGGATTTTGTTGTACAAGTATGTCCAACATTTCATTGACTAATGCTGGATTGTCAACTTTTGCTCGACCAGCTATTCCAAGAGTGCGAGAAACCAATTCACGTTTGTCTTGCGTCAGATTGTGCTTTGCTCTTAGTGCTTCACTTTGGGCTTGGGCAAGTCCGGTCAAATCTTTGATGGCGACAGTCCCTGTCAAGGGCATGATCTTAGGAATTGCCGTGTTGAACTTTTGTTCGTCAAACTTGTTGTCAGTCATGTAGTTGTTAGGGTCTGACATGAAAGTTTGGAAGTTCAATCGTTCCTTGTTTTTCTGCTCCTCAACGCCAAGAGCAATTTCACCAGTTCGCGCCTGTTGCTGGCGAATCTGCAATTCAAGCGGGTTGACTTGTTCCGCTTGTTGGTACTGTTGAGCACCACGCGCCAAATTCACCATGTCACCAAGGCTCATGCCTTGGACAGGTTTGATCTGGGTAGCAATGGGTTGAATGTTGAAATCAGCCATGATTAGCCTTTATGCTAAATTCCAATCAAGTCCACCAGTTACAGGTGTTCCATAACCAGTGGGCAAAGCACCTCCTGATGATCTATTCATCAATCCATACAAAGCCGCCGTATTACCAAGTCCTTGGTATCCACCAGCTAATGCATTGGCTGATCCCACCTGACCACCAGCAAGAGCACCAGCCCCACCAACAGCCAACTGAGCCAAGTTAGTTCCGGTTGCCGCACCAAGATTAGTGCTTACGTCAGTGGCTTTTTGACCGATGCCAGCAATACTTGCCAAAGTGTTAAAAATATCGGTACGTTGCTTAAGATATGCAGGCAGACCTTGAGTCAGTGCGTAATCAGTGGCAAACTTTTGACGGGCCACATCAACGTTTGATCCAGGGCTTAACACGTTCATGCCTTGGGAAACCGATCCAAGACCTTGTTTCAAACCAAACTGATAACCTGGCATTCCAGTAATGTCAGCCTCTGTTGGCATCTTCGTAAAGAAGGGCAACATCTCCTGAATCTTGGTCAAGCCAACTTTACCAGCTTCACGATAGGGAGCCTGTTGAGCATTCAGAATGTCAAACATCTCCCGTTGCATACGGGCGGCTTCTTGAGTGCCCTGCAATTGAGTTTGTGCCGCGCTTTCAGCAGCACCCGCCTGTTTTTGGCTTCCCAAATAACCGAGTACAGCAGACCCGGCAAGTGCCCATCCTAACGGCATGATATTTTCCTTTCGATCAATACTTCATCCACTTTTTCGGGATCGGTTTCCGTTGTGGCATGAATACAAAACCATGCAGAATCTTCCAGTGCTTCAATCATGTGATGGACACCAGCTTTGATCTCTATGCAGGCAGGAGCCGCATATTCTTTATTGTATTCATCTGTCCTCAAAATTACACGCCCTTTCGCTAGGATGCTGAAATGGCTGTAATTGTGGGCATGGCTTCCAGCAATAAATCCTTTAGGAATCATCATTTCCTTGGCATACAAACCATCGGAAAAGTGATGAGTTGTCCCTAGGTCAACGTCAAATTGACCTTCTTTTTGCTGGAATAGTTCTGCCAGGTTCAAAATGTTCCTCCACCAATCCCGTTCAAGGCGGTCAAATCCGTGAACTTACCAGCAGCCGGGGTTGTTAGGCCAATGGTGGTGTTGTTGATTACCCCGCCATTGATGATGACATACTGGGTCGTGTAACTGATTGTCTGAGGATTCAGCAACCATAACAACCATTCTTGAGTCGGTCTGCCAGTGTCAGGATTAACGAACTGGTTGATCGGAATCCGAATGCCAGAAGTATTCGGGGCAGTCGCCATCAGTTGTCCCCTGACGAGGCTTTAAGTTCAGCAGAGACAATCACCGCCTTTATAGGATCGGTGACCACAACCTCAAAGATTCTGTCCCTAGACCAGCCCAAACGCCTCCAGAGCGCCCGGTTTGCGTAGTTTCCCTGCTTACCAATGGAAACCCAATGCTCATTCGACCAAGTAGAACCACCGTCATTTGACCAGCGCAGCATGGCCTGGGGATTCTGACCCTGACCCAAGTTCAATCCAACACCAGGCTGGAATTGAATCTGGAAAGACTCGAAAAACTGTCTCTGTAAGTCTGTCGTCAGGTGCTTGGCTCGGCGCAATCTGCGGATCGTTTCACCGTTGTCCGTGTACTGCTCATTCTCCAGGCTGTAAATCTTGCCGTTTTCGTAGTCACCGACCAGATACATCTGTTGGAAGAAGCACCCACAATTAGACCGATGACGCTCATATTGGGCAGTTTGGGAGTTCCAATACAACCACTTATGCCAGGATTGCGTGGTGAGGTCATAAACCCATGTGAGGCCATTTCCGATTGACGGAAAAGTGACCACATACATTTCGTGGCCTTCAATCTGATAGGTGTAGGCAATCGCATCGCTGGTGACCTGACCCAACAGGGATTGCTCCACGGCATGGGTAGAAATGCGCTTGAAAGAGTACCCATCCATCATTTCGATGGTTGCATCGCCTCGGGTATCTTTGGCAACCAAAGCAAAAGATTCACCAAATCGAGCCACTGAGAACGGAGCACCACAACCGGACTGCATCAATGTTCCCGGCACACGCTGGAAGGGGAACCCTGTCAATCCAGTAATAAGATTACCCACATCTGTCCAGACTTCCGTGGTGACTTCCTTGAGCAGATAAACCTGCCGGCGGTCAACAATCAGGCTCACAATGTCATCAGGATAGCCGTTGGCAGAGCCGTAGTACGCATTAGTACTTAGACCAGAGTTAAGGTCAGTAACCGCCCAGTTGTAGGTTCCAGGCTGGTTGTAGATGTTATATCCGTCAACCGAATCCACCACGTTTGCGCCCTGCCAAGGACCATCCGTTGAGGGCAGAGTCGTGAAGGTATTGGTTCCAAAGTTGTAGGTATAGCGGTTCACGCCATCAGCTAGGAAGGCGATTAGACCCGTAGAAGTCTGGTTGTCAGAGATAGACACCGGCCCCGTAGAAGTCGTCAAAGTGCCCACTTTTGTGGCAACCATGCTGGTGTTGACTTTGTACAGAGATGATCCAGACACAGCGACAAAATAGTCGCCACCGGACATGGTAAACATCCCACGAATGGGGGTATCAACGTCCAGCGTTACTTGAGTCTCAAGGCCAGGAGTCGGATATAGGGCGACAACGCCCCTCTCGCCCTGCGCTTTGGTAGGGTCGATTTCAGCAAAGAAATTGATGGCCTCCTGATCGTCCTGGTAGATCGAGGGCGACGTATAGGATAGTCCGACAAAACCAAAGTCCATTTAGCTAAATCCTCGCATTATCTAAATCAGCGGAATCCGCCATCCATGATAAACCCAGCGTCTTTAGCCCGACCCATCATAAGCGAATCAGGATAACGCGCAACCTTGGGAGGCTGCATATTGATCCGCTTAATCGTGGCCTTGGACTGAGCCGCCAAGCCGTTGATCATGGCAATCTGGGTGGTGTTGGTTTTCCCGTACATGGGCATCAGACGCTCGGCAAGACACCAGCGTAGAGCCATGTCATACCCTTGCGGGAATTGAATATCGTCCGTCAGGGTTTGGAAGTTGCGGAAGATCGTCTGCGTGAACAGATGCAACTCGCCCTGGGAAGGATTGGGATAACAGTACACCGTTCCCAGAATCTCGGACGGTTGGTAGTAGACAGCTTTCGCCCAAGGCCCATTCAGGGACTTGATACCAATGCCCTCATACTCCTCAAGGCTCAGAATCGCCACAGGATAGTCCAAATATCCACCGGCAATATTAGACCCGCCCTGCATCGTTGCGACCCGCACAAAGGCCGATTCGATGGTCAGAGGACGCTCATAGTAAGCATTGATCGTGGTGCTGGCAGCAGTCATGTACTTACTGAGCAAGTACGTTCCCGCCTCATTTACGTTACCACCAGCCCCAGACTCAAACGCCACAATTCGGGTTCCTGCGGTGATTCCCGTACCGGTCAGGGTCATGCCCATAGTAACCGCACCAGAAGTGATCGAGGTCACCGTCAGGACGTTTCCAGAGACAGATCCAACAAAGGTAGCCCCAACCGATCCGCCAGGACCAAGGGTGTACTGAACCGTGTTCTGGACAGTGTTAAACACGATCTCGGTCCGGTAAAAGACCATCATGGACTCATTGGACCATTGGTCAATCATCCCGTTGAGCAGATCTAGACCGTCCTGCGCTTCGTCAGCCGTTGGCACTTCACCAGCGGCAACAGCGCCAATGTCCTTCATGGCGCGGGTGATGATGTCAATTGGCTTAGTCATTTTGCGCCTTTATGCGGTTTGAACCGTAACACTTGCCACCAATATTGTTGTGTTTGTTATGTCTGTGTCTTGCAATTCCGTGCCTGAATTTTTATACAAACGAATATCTTGCGATCCGCTTGATGACATAAAAGAAACAAGACTTAATGATGATCCAAGATTTTGAGCAAATACACTACCAATAAAATCAGGAACGGCGGGCGTAATTGTGGAATCTGCGCCAAGTGGCAAACCAGCAATTCTTACTGCACCCGTCAGTGCGCCTTTGCTTGTCAAAGTTATTGCGACTTCATACGTTAAATTTTTTCCGTATCTTGTAAATCTTGCTTTTTGAACACTATACGTTATGCCGGTTGAAGCCCCACCAATTGTCAATGTTGGTGTAAACGTGTTGTCCACAATTACAGCCGAGCCTGCTTGGGCTATATTATTTCCGATTTGCGCTTTTGCCAATGCCAAAGTTCCAACTGCGGCGATTCCAGCAATATTTGTTCGATAAAAATAATTACTGTCAATTGTTATTGCTTCTGTATCATTCTGTCCAATATAAATTAAATATTGAACTTGACCATTTGCTGTAAAATAGTTTCCGCTAATATTAACCCCATAAGACCTATTACCCATATAAATGGCGCGTTGGTTTGTTGATCCAACTTGATCGCCAGACATTTCAAAATTACAACCTGTAATGCTCACGCCTTCTACATTCTGCAAAAAAACGCCAACAGCAGTGCTTGACCCAGGGTAACCAGTTGATGTTCCTGAAAATGCCTCAAATCGAGTTCCTGTAATGCTTAGTCCATTTAAGTCTGAACCGTTTGTAATGTCTCTGTAAACAGCCGCACTAGCAAAACCCGAAAACATTGAATTTTGAATAGTAACCGAATGCCCTGATCCAAGTCTTATCGCAACGTCCCCTTGCCCCGCAGCGTTATCTCTACAAAACAAATTTACATTGTCAAAAATAACTTTGTAGTTATAACTGGAAACTGTTGAAACAGTAGAAAAGACAGAATCAGACCATGCAACATCTGAGTTTGTAAACACATCAATGATGTTGCATCGAATACCGTTTAACTGAACACCCACTGTTCCAGTTCCCGTGTTGTTTAATGCAAATGATTGCAAGGTAAAGTTATCTGTTCCTTGATGGGCAACAAGCATTGGTGACGCGCCACCCGTCCACTGCAAAAATGTTGTTCTTAAACCCGATCCAATCATACAAATGCCATACGAATCCGTAGGCGTTGTAATCGTGGAATTGATGCTGTAAGTTCCAACAGGAAAATATAAAACGCCACCCGCAAGCCCAAGATCATCAATCGCCGCTTGAATGGCTGCGGTAGTTGCGGTTGCATTTGTGCCATCATTGTAAGCGCCATAATCCAGCACATTCAAGTATGCGCCTTCAATCATAGAATAGGAAACTTTTGTCAGGCTCATTTTTTACCTCATCAAATCATGTAGAACCCACTACCCGAAAAGTAGCCGGTGCTTAAAACCGCAGTCGCATATGTGTAATCTGTTTGCGTAACAGCGTTTGTTGCAAAATAAATTATGCTTCCTGAACGTGCGTATCCATTTCGCACGTTTACATCCCAAACATCGTTATAGACAACTCCAATGTTGGCGCTATATCCAGCGCCTGTCCAAGATACGCTAGGATCGAACGGAAGCCCGCCAACGCCAATTCCACCAGTTCCTTGAGCAGTAACGCCACTAACGATAATCAAAAACTCAATGTAAACAACTCGGCCAATTCTTGTATATATGGCTCTTGCCGTAGAAGTTGTGTAGGTTGGATTAGTACTAGAACCAATGATGGTTGGTGTCCAAGTGCCTTCCTCGTACCAATTCAGCAACTGGCTGGTTTTTCCCGCTGCGGCAGTGTTGGCGGTAAAGTTGATGCCTTTGGCGGCTGTGCTTGGGATGATGTTTCCACTTGAAACAGTTATATCGCCAGCCGATGACACACGGAACAATGCAGTATCAATAGCAGCATTGTTGTAATTAATGCCAAAAAAATCTGTTCCCGAAACGCCGATGTTCCAGGTTTGTGTGCCGTTGTAATACTCAATACAACTGTTTGCAACAATTCCCCCGCTTCGGGAAATTCTCATCGCAACAGCGCCGCTAGAGTTCACATGCAGGCGTTGTGAGGGTGTTGCAGTTCCCAACCCTAATCGGTTGTTAGTTGCATCATAGAAAAAGTTTGCGTTGCTTTCGGTATAAACACCCGATGCGCCAGCAAATACAACCGATCCAGCCGTGAATGCGGTAGCTGTTCCTGTGCCGCCATTACCAACACCCAAAGTTCCTGAAACGTGCGTTGTGAGGCCAATTTTCCCCCAGCTTGGGGCAGTTGAAACGCCACCAGAAATAAGCGCATTTCCAGTTGCTACATCAGCAAGTTTTGCAAGGCTTGTGGTTGTGTCTGCATAAAGCAGATCGCCTACAGCATAAGATGTTTGTCCTGTGCCACCAGCGGTTGCAGGCACAACTTTCCATCCAATCACCTGAACAGAGCCACCGTTGTCTTTGTAGAACAATTTTCCGTCAGTAATATTGATGGCAAGTTCAGACCCCAACGTAGAGTTAGTCAAATTTGAGGCAGACGGAGCCTGACTAGCAGTCGTGCTACTATAAATCAGGATTGGGGTGTAACCTGTTTGTGCCATGCTATGCCTTTATACCGAAATTGGCCCAAAAGTTTTCCATGTGCCTGGGGTTCCAGCGGTTACGCAAACCCAACCAATATATCCTCCAGCCGTTGGCGTGTCGTTATAAACAATGTCGCCGACAGCCCAAGTGCCTGTGGTCGGTGCGGCGCTATCCAACATCCGCACTTTAGACGTATTGATGTTGCCGGTCTTGCGAACCGCATAGCCGTTTCGGAACACTGGGCCAGTAAACCCTTTGAGTGTGTACAACGATGCAGCAGAGTTCAAATACGCAATTGGCGTAAAAGCAGCGCTGGCCGCATATTGCAAGAACCATGCTTGTTCCGTTGCATCAAATTGAAATTTCCAAGCCGTTGCAATGGTTTCTGAAGTCAACGCACCAAACGCAAAAGCAGTCATGCTTGTGTCGTTATAGTTTGCTCCAAGTTGACCAGATACTTCTTCAGACCCTCGATTATTTAGATAAACATATGGCGCTTGTTTGGCGATTCCGCGAAACATTGAAAACGCGCTACTTGATGTTGAGGGATTACCAGCGTTGCCACCAATAATCGTATTAACACCACCAAATTGAGAAGTGGCAGAACCATCATCTTCCCAAAGACCAATTACGGTATTTGCAGCAGATGCGCGATCAGCCCACATTGAACCTAACGTGTTACCAACCGTGTCGCACCCAATATAAGTGTTGCCAATTAGCGAATTGTCATAAATGCCATAGCCGCCGTTTAACTGAGAAAACACTTTTGTGGCAACGCCTGTGTTTGCGTCATCACCGTTGACATAAACACCATGATCACCGTTCAAAATAGCGTCACAACGATACAACGCCCACTGGTTTGCATCGCCTTCAATTGAACCGCCTGCGCCTAAATCTGCGTAAATTCGGAAACCGTAACGATAAAAGTTACGAGCAGCAACGCCTCGGCATTCCATTGTGCAACGCACTACAACACCATCAGCCGCCGTACTACTTCCTGCCTTGTCTCCATACAACGCAACGTTTTCAAGAATGGAGCCATAAGCGCCAGGTAACAACGGATCAGCCGCAACGGTTTGATAGAGAGAAGTGTTGTAAGAGTTAAAAACAATACCGGAAGTGTCAGCGGGAAAAATAAGCGTTGTGCCTTTTGTTCCAGTTCCCTTTGCAATTTGACCGACCAAATGCACTTTTTTCCGCACATTTAACGTCTGCGAAATAACCCATTCGTTTGTTGTAGTAGCGGGAATAATGATTGTCCCACCACTAACCGGCAACGCGTCAATTGCATCTTGAAACGCTTGATAGTCGTCAGTCGTTCCATCTCCAACAGCACCAAAATCAATCACACTAACGGTTTGTGAAAGTTTTGCTTCAACATTAGTTGAAACAGAATTTGCAAAAGGAGGATCGTAAACAACTTGAGATGAATCAATTGCCCCGCCACTTAGAGTCTGGGCAGTCGTGAACTTAACTTCTGCGCCAACATGAAGGCCAGAAGTAAACGTCACTACCGTGGAACTTGTCTCGGTGTAAGCGTATTGAGCGCCAGGACCATATTGGTTCACTCCGTCAACAAACACAGACAGAGTGTTAGTGCCAGGCTGATAAGAGGTGGTTGTTAACGTAAAAACAGTCTGTCCTGCTGTTGCAGTCTGAATCTCTTGCTCGGCTAGGAAATTGATAAAGTTAGAGTTAATGCCAACGATGTTGTCGTAAGTGCCAATCAGCGTGTCATTGGCATCTTTAATGACGATTTTGTAGGAAAGACCATCCGTCAGCCAAATTTCACCCGTAGGCACACGCCCAGCCGAATCAAGAATGATCGGGTTGCTATGAGCTATATTGCCAGCGCCTGTGGTGTAGGTTGTCTGAGGCGTAGAAGATCCAGCAGCGTAGGTGTAAATCTTGCCGCCTGACAAGACATTCCCGTCATTGTCAAAGAATTGTGCTGCAACGCCGCCAACAGGAGAGAGATTGACTGCCATATTCTTTCCTTAAATGCTTGGCGTGAAGGTTTGAGGCAACCAAGGCGGGATTACCTTCTTCTGTTTTTGTTGCGTCAATGCCGTTAATTGCTCCTCAAGACGCGCCGTAATCTTGTGGCTGGTGTCCGTTTGAACGTTGCCATCAATGTCGGTGTAACTGGTTGGCTGAGAGGCTTCTGCGTCAATCCAGGCAATTACATCAGCTTCTTTAACGTCCGTGAAAGGGATCACAAGGGCTGGATTTTGGAAGTGCCACCAGCCTTCCGTGGAGACTTCCGTCACTTCGTTAACAGCGGTGACAAGATAACGGGCCTTGGTGATCAAGTCGCCTTCAGCCTCAATGTCGAGAATTTTCCAGTCCATCAGAAATTACCTCCAGCAACGCCACCTGTCGCGGTCAAAACGCCTGTGGATGGGTTGTATTTAAGTTTAGTGGATGACACAGTAATAGGCAAATTGCCCGTGGTGTTGGTGACATAAGTCGGGTAATAGTCCGAATTAGTCGTGGTGTTGTCAGTCACCGCAACATTGGTGGCGTTTGTCGCCGTGGTTGCCGTGGTTGCAGATCCTGCCGATCCGTCAATGCTCACCCCGGTCAGGGATTGGCTGGCGCTTGAGCGATTCAGCAGAATTGCCGTGGTTCCAATGTAGACCGTGGAATTACCCAGAACTGCGCTTGGAATCGTGCCTGATAGCTGTCCAGCAGGCAGGTTGGTCAGGTTTGCGCCAGATCCGGTGAACCCTGTAGCACTCAATTCTCCGGTGGACGGGTTAAATTGGTACTTGGTCGAACTGACGTAGTTTGTGGTCAGGTTGCCCGTTGTCTGGTTGGCAAACAGCGGATACCGGGTCGAGTTGGTGGTGGTGTCGTCCGTTACCGTGGCGTAAGCCGTGGGAGTCGTCCAGGTCGGGGCGCTTGAGCCATTAGAGGTCAGGACTTGCCCGGTAGTGCCAACACCGAGAAAAGATGTAGCGCCAGCACCAGACTGATAGGGAATATAACCAGCGCCACCACCAGCCAGATTGCTTGCAGTTCCGACCGAAACCGTACTGGATGCAACGTTCTTCCAATACTGCAATGTCGCATCGTATTGAAGCAATGATCCGTCTGCTGGCGTTCCCGTGATCTGAACGTTTTGGTCAGTGCCACCAAGCTGTGAGCCTGGAAACAGGGACACAAACATCGACCCCGAGCCTCCAGAGCCAGCGTTGATCACAATCCCAACTTCAGCCTTCAGGTTGGGTGCAGAGGGCTTTGTAGCCGTAAATGCACCGCCCCCCGCGGGGTCATACCAAAGCGTGTCGTTGTTGTTGTAAGCAGAAAGGTTAAATCCGCGCACAACGCCATGATTCACAACCCGCCCAAAACTACCAGAGGCAATTGATTCGCAGGCAATGCCGACAATCGCATTTCCGTCAGTAATTCCTGCGGTTGATGGCCCCATCTGAATCACGCCAGATGCGCCAACCACGCCGGTTTTAATGACAACCTGACCGATGGTGATGTTAGAAGATGCTTTTCCGTAGGTATACAGAACCTCACCCACAGGCATTACAAGACTTGCACTACCATCAAGGCCAACGTTCAGCGTACCGGTAGAACTCCAGTAGAGTTTGCCGTAGGCATAAGTCGCACCCGCCGCAACGTTCAATTGCAGGTAATCAGCGCCCAGGTTAGTGAGGCCGGTAGCGGTTCCACCCGTAATCGCCACAGCACTGGCGTTCTGAGTGGACATGGTTCCCAAACCCGTGATGGCAGTGTTGGGAATCGTTGTAGAGGCCGTTACAGCGTTTGTATCGTTACCGTATAGGTATCCGGTCAAGCCAAGGGTTTTAAGCGTTCCTAGAGCCGCAGAACCGCCTGTAATGGCTACGTTGTTGGCATCTTGGGTGGACATAGTACCCAGGCCGGTAATGTCCGTGTTGGGGATTGTGGCAACCGTGGTGAATGCAGTCGTCCCGTTGGCCTTTACATAACCAGCAGAAAAGGTCGCCGCACCGGTTCCACCATAAGCCACACCAATGGTGCTACCCTGCCAGGTTCCCGTCCCAATCGTGCCCAGAGTCGTGATCGAGGTCTGTCCTGCGTAAGTGTCGGAGATTTTGAGGCCACTAGAACTAGCATCTAGGCTTGTGCCGTTGGGCTTGACGGAGAAAGTGTTACCAACAATCTGAAGGCCGTTGCCTGCGAGATACGTCCCAGCTCCTGAAAACTGCGTCCAAGGCATTGCGGTGACGTTGATCGTGCCACCTGGGTCAGCCGTACAAACCCAACCGGTATCTGACAGGGTTACGCCTTGCTGGATAAACGTGAATGCGGAGGGGACTTCTGCCCAAACATTCATGTCTGAAGTGCGTGTCCATCCCGTTGCAGATGCCGCATAAATGCCGTTTTCGGCGGGGGCGGCTTGATTCTTAACCAGAATCCGAGTGCCTGCGGTCAGGGTTGATCCCCAATCGCCACCAGCCTGAGTTGTCAGCCCGGTGAGGGTAATGTTCCCGGTGGTTGTGTACGAACAAGCCGCTTTAATGTCCAACCCTTGGGCAACAGAATCGACATATTGCTTGTTAGCAATGTCGTTGTCAGCCGTTGGTAAGGTTGAGATTTGTCCGGTTGTTGTGCTGATACTGGTGAAATAAGCGGCAGCGGGGACAGATCCACCAATTATCGAACTGTTGATGGTCGAATTGGTGATTGTTGCCCCGTCAATATTGGGGTCAACAGGGGGCAGGAAAGGCGTTCCAGCAGGCCCGACAAAGTATTGCAGGGCAAATGTTGGTTCAGGATCAAAAACGCCCTGAACCGGGACGATGTTAGTCGTTTGAGTGTCTGCTGGATTCGCCATGTTCACTCATAGTAAACAGTGCAGCTTACCGTGTTCGCAATCACGACATAAATGCCGTTTTTGCAGTTGATTCCATCATAAAAGTTGTAGTTTGTGGCAGCAACAGGGGTAAAGGTGTCAATCACTTTAATTGCCGTTCCAGCGGTTTGCTGGTCATAAATGGTGATTGAGGGAGAGCCAGAGGCGGCACTGACCATGATGCCCTTGATCTTGCCCTGAGAGTTCTTGATCAGCGTGGTTGCTGAAATCTGAGCGTAATTCGACATGGCGGTTCCTTTGCAAAGGTTACATGAGTTTATCTGTTTCTGAGCCAATTTCCTAGATGGCCCTGGAAAACTTTATATCCAACGTGGCCCATCGCAATTTCGGGGTCAACCCAGACCTGCCCCCCGATTTTCCCCCAACGGATGCAGAAGCTGTAATCCTCCCCCCATTTATACCCGTCCTCAAAAACGTGGTCAAAAAGGGGATAAAACTGCTTGTCTCGTTCAGCCGTGTAATAGTGCTTTTCAGGGTAAGCCTGAATCATCTTACCAATACAATTCCTAGACAGCTTCAAAAACCCTGTGGCTACGGATTTAACCTCCAAAAGCCCCGTGTCGGGATCTGCCCACAATTGTGGTCTGTCAAGATAATGTAAGGGATAGGCAATCGGGTCTTTTCGGTTGGGATAGACCCCAGCACACAGGTCTACTGGTGCGTCTACTAACTTTAGGAGCGCCCCGGCTTGCCAGGTCACATCGGAATCAATGAAAACCAGACAATCTGCGTCTGATTCCCAGAATTTGGTGGCAATTACGCCTCTTGAGTCGGCTATTAGGGCATTCCCTATGTCGTCAACCAATGTAAAAGTGTCGCCGCGCCGTATTAGTTCTATTGTGTCGGTCATCAACGAGCGCATCGTAGCCATGTGAACCACGCCGGTGTAGGCGGGGATGGCGATCATAACGTGCATGGTGTCTCCAAAAGAAAAGCCGCCCCACGGGTAAGCAGGGCGGCTATTTCACTCAAGAATTAGGCCGTAATGCCAATGTTCTGGAGAGCCGTGATGATGCTGTTAGTGGCAGCAACAAACTCGGCGGTCGTGGGAGCAGCGGTCAGCGCCGTGATAGCACTGGCTTGCACCACAGGGGTTTCGCCATAGAAACCAACTTTGCCACCAACTGCACCAACTTGAGCGCCATCGCTGGCGTTGCCGTTAAGAATGTAGTTGACGGTCTGAGTAGATGCGGGTCCGGGATTAGACATGATCTGTTTCCTTTCCTAATTAAGATGCGACACGGCAGGCAAGTTCGGGGTACAGCGGAGCCCAGCCATACAGCACATCAATACGAGTCGGGATCGAATCGTTGTTGATCGTGTACTGGCGAACCACACGCATGGACAGACCGAGTTCCTTGTCGGAAGCGCGACCAGCGAAATGGACACCATCAGGCAGTTCCAAATCGGCGGTAGCCAACGTGAAGGCATTGCGGTGCAGCATAATGTTCTGCGGGGAGACTTCTCCGTTGTCAGCGAACGGGGTCACCGTAGCAGTTGCGCTGGTAGCGGTAACGGTCACGTTCTGGAACTGACCACCAGTGATGATGGCAGGAGAAACGGTGACAGCAACGCCGCCGGTCGTCAGGTTAGCGGTGCTCTGAACCACGAAATTACGCAGTTTGTTGCCACCGTAGGCTTGACGGTTCTGGGGGTTAACCGCATAGACGTTAGCGATCTGGATCACGTCCCCTGCGTTGATCGTTGCAGTGCTAGAAGCAGTTGCAATGGTGATCGTGGAGGTTTGTGCCCAACCAGTGCTGATCGAACCCGTGAAGGTTGACGTGTTGGTTTGCAGGCCAACAGAGTAGTTACCGAACGTCTGGGGCACAACGTTCTGGTCCATACGCCAGTACAGGCCAGCAGAGTCACGACCCATCAGGCCACGCTTGTATTGCTCGGCAATTTTGTCGCTCGGGTTGAACAGACCTTTCAGGCTGTCAACAATCGTTGCACCGGTGAACGGCTCAACAATCATCGAACGGCGACCATCGCGGGGAGCGCCTTCCGAATCCAGATACGCAGCAGCGTTCAGGTAGGTCAGCAGCGAGGTGGGGGGCGTGCCAGCAGTACCAACGATGTTGGCGGTTGCCAGTTTAGCCATGCTCAAACCGTCATAGTCAATCTTGTTGGCTACGGCAGCAACAGCAGGCTTCAGCACGCGATCAGAGAACATATCCAGAGACAGAGCCAGGTCTTGAGTGGTGAACTGGGTGTCAACGTGGAATTGAGTGCTCAGAGTCACGGGAACACTGGTTTCGTTGAAATCTTCAACGTTCAGAGCAGGACCGGTCGTGCCGATAAAACGGGCAGGACGGCGAACGTTCAACGTTGCGCCAATCTTTGCACCGGTCACGGCGAACTGATCGTCATATTCACGGGTTACGGCGTCCGAGAACACCAATTCGTTTTCCAGGACCATCAACGCTTCGTTGGTGATCATGGAGATGGTAAGCAGGTTATTGCTCATTTCATTTCCTTAAAAAAGATTACCGGATTCGCCCTGCTAATCTCGCTGCTTTCCAAGACTGATAACTTCCGTGGAATTGCCGGTTGGCATCCAAGTCAGTTACCGGACCTCCAGCAGTCGCCCGAATCGGGTTGATCGGCGGGGGCGCTTTGCTTGTTTTTACAGCAGTCTCACGCTGAGTTTGAGGTTGTGCAGGTTCCTCAAATTTGGCCTCCAGTTTCCCAATCATTCTCAAAGCACCAATCGCAGTCATGCCTTGCAGTTTCTTAGCAACATCCGGGTTTTCTGCCAGGTGATAAAGGATTTGCGGTCCAACATCTGACTCAAAGATTGCGTCCCGCACTTCGTTGCTCACAACAACGTCAGCAGACCCAACCATTTCATCAAAATCAGGGGTCTTAGAACGGAAATCATTAACGCGATTCGACCATGTGTCCATAGTCTTTTGGCGTTCCTGCTCTGCTCTTTGAGCCGCTTCCTTTGCCTTTTCTTCCCGGATACGTTTGTCAGCAGTCCACTCGGAGAGTGCTTCTGCATACTCAAACATATCGCTAAACTGCTCGGGCTTCGGTTTTGGGTCGGCTTCTGTCGGCTCCTGGGGAGGAGGAGACAGTTTGGACTCCAATTCCTTGACCTTGTTTTCCAGTTCCAACCTAGCTTGTCGCTCACGCTCCGCCTCTTGGCGTGCGGCCTCACGTTGCTTGGTTATCTCTGAAAAGCGCCTTTCGATCTTAGGATTCTGTTTGCGTTCCTCTACTGGTTCGGTTGAATCGGACTCTAAAACCTCGGTTGGCTCACTTGCTTCGACTGGCTCAGTAGGTACTGCCGCAGGAGGCTCTGTGTTCAAACCAAGTTTTTTAGCTGCAAATTCAGCCAGATTTTCAGATGTCACCACCGTGGTGGTAGACCTCTCTTGCACTTCAGACATGGATTACTCCAAGAATTTACCCCGTGAACCTCACGGGTAAGGTTTGGGTAATTATTTACCCGAATTTATTATTGCGTCAATCCCGGCTCAGTCAAAGGATTGCCTCCGTGACCAATGTCCATTGCGGCAAACTGCATGGCTTGAGCCTGTTCGCGGTTTCTGCGGTCAATCTCTTGGTTGAGACGGGCGGTGTCCATGTTGTGCAGGAGCAATTCAACAATCGCCTCGATCTCAACCTTGTTCTGCGAGGTGATAGAACGGGTGTTCTGGTCGTTGACTTTGACCTCTGCAATCGTTTCGGTGTTGTGCGCCCGTGAGGTCTGACGCATGAGTTCGCGCTGTGTTTCACCCTGTTGCCTGAGTTCCTCAACGCCTTGCTTGTACTTAATGTCCAGACCCATGACCTGCATTTGCTGTTGCATCTGCTCAATGATCTGTTTCTGTTGGGCAAGTTGCATCTGAACCTGCGGGGGAATGTCAGACTTCTCATCAATCTGAGCCAGCGGGTTCATGGCGGCAAGGCGGTCTGCAATCACATCAGCGCCAGGGAAGTCCATGTTACGGAAAAACAAGTCACCAGCAGCCTGGAAGATCTCATTCTGGGCCATCAGCGGCATCATGGCTTCAACAGCTTGCTGGCGCTTAGTCTGGAATGCCGGTCCGGTATCCATCACCACATCGTATTCACCCACAGTAACGTCATTCAGCACTTTCTGGATGCCTTCTGCGGTCTGAACAGATTGGTTCAGAGTCACCATGTCAGGCTGCCCATCTGCGCCAATGATGCGAACAACACGCTCGGTATCGTAAATCTTCGGGATCAAGTCAAGAATGATCTTTCCGGTATGACGGATGGAGCGAGACAGGTTATCGTAGAAATGGAAGTTCGACAGATCAACTTGGTTCTGCTGTCCTGCCAATGCCTTCCCAGAAATATTCCCCGAGGGCAATTGGTTCGGGTCGGTAATGCCAATAACCATCTGAAGGTCAGCAGAAATGGCAGCAGCCGATTCCATGATTCCCAAAGGAGGCGGCTCGGGCTGAAGGCGAGACGGAACCGGGGCGGGATTGCCTTCAATGTCCTTCTGCTTGTACCGTAGGACGGGATAGGACTTCTGGTTAGCCAGCGCCCATTCTTGTTCGTGGCCCTCATCCTGACCCTCGGCAAGCAGCCATTTGGCCTTGGGAGCCAGAGCCACCGATTCGGTCATTGAGGTGCGCCAGAAGTTGTACATCCGTTGCGGGTCTTTGGCGAACCGAACCAGACCATATTTCTTACGTTTGTCGTCAACAATGACCATTGCGCCGTAGCAGGGAACAATGGGAATATATTTACTGGGGAGAATCGCCTCCTCTAGCACTTCCATCGCAGTCATCTTGACCCAATGCACTTGTTTGCGGAAGGACTCGCGCTCATTGACGATGGTCAAGCCTGCCATCTGGACACGCTCAAAGAAGTCCTTAGTGTCGGCAAAGGTGTTCTGACCGTTGCTCAATTGGTAGAGTTTGGCCTTCACCCGCTTCACATACATATATTCAGCAAGGCGAATGTCCTCTTTCGTCACCCAGGATGCCGAATCATCTCCGGTGGATCGTTGGGTAAAGGACGCACCATCGTTAGCGCCAGGATATTCCTGACGAAACTTCTTTTTATCAACAACCGTGGTTATCAGGCAGCGTTCTGCGTCTGAACCATCGGGGAGAACCGAGTTGGGATCGAAATAAACGGTGAAGGGATTGTCAATCGTGTCAATGAAGATTTCCTGATCAAACGAATCCTCACGGACATAGCGAGTATTCACCCGCCAATATCCCCAACCCATGCGAACAGCGTAATCAAATGCGGTGTCGTAAGCCGTGTCAGCATTGGAGTTAACCTCAATGTGACGGGTAATGCCCTCAATGACTTGGGCGATCTTGTAATCAGCTTCGTTATTAACCGGGTGAACCTTAATGCGGGGGCGGTTCATCCGTTGCTGGTTTGTGACCTGACGGACGTAAGCATCAATCTTGTTGATGGTCAGGCAAGGACGGGCTTCAAGGTTTCGGCTGTTTTGAATCTCAACAGGCCACTGATCCCCTGCGGCAAAGCGAATATCGTTCAGCGCCTCGCTTCGGTTGGTGGAGTCTGAGTCATTAACCAAACGCCAAAACTCTATGGCTTCGGTGATGCGATCGTCAGAAATAGCGTCAGTTGCTTTTACGGTAGCCATATAAACCCCTTTTCCCAATTATTACATTCGGGCATCATTCCGTCACCCCATCCAACTTCCAGCCATAGCAACATTCCCCTTTGGCCTTGGCTTGGGAGTTTCCTTGACCATCATGGCGATATATCGGAAGGCATCTGCTCCGTGGGAATACTGGTCGTGCCGTGGATTGCGGGAGAA